TTTAGCGACATCATAGGCAAGTACTTTACCAATAACAACGTAACTGATGGCGGTGGCGTAGTGATTGGAGACATAGGACAAGACGCAACAGATGGAAACAACTTCTTTAAAAGCGTTACAACTGATTCAATCAATGGGATTCCACAACTTACACAACACGTTTGGAAAGCGAAACTAACGCAAACGGGGACTGATGCCATAGTGATTGAAAGCGTAATGATTGACACGGTAGGTTTTAACGTTACGAGCGACTATTTAGCAACAGGGCATTATTCTTTAAGTGGGTTTGATATGAGCGACTTCGGTTATACTGCAACATTTGACGAAATGAATGTCGAAATAAACAACTCAAATGGAATACTCGATAAGGATTGGGTAGAGTATTATTTAGAAGGTACAACTATTTTTATAAACACGTACAAAAATGGAAGTAGTCAAGACGATATTTTACCAAGTGATACGACAAGAAGTTTTATTTTAACGCTTACGTTGTACATCTAAAACACGAAACACATTATAAGTATGGCACAACAAGCAATAGAGATTCCAATTAAGTTAGGCGGGTTACAACAGCTTAAAAAAGAGATACGAGAAATCAAAGGGGAATTAGCAAACGCTACCGACCCCGAACAAATGCAACAACTCGCACAAAGAGCGGGGGAATTAAATGACAGATTAAAAGATGCCAACGAACAAGTGGCAGTATTTTCAAGCGGTTCAAAGTTTGAAAGCACAAGCAATGCACTTGGTTTGATGGGTTCACAGATTAGAGACTTAGACTTCGAGGGTGCTTCCAATTCAGCAAAACTATTTGCAGGTTCATTGAAGTCAATTAGTCCTGCTGAGATAGGTACACAAATGAAAGGTTTGATTTCTATTGTTGGAACGATGTCAAAAGCGTTTATCTCGTTTGGTGCTTCATTACTTGCAAATCCTATCTTTTTAATAGGTGCAGCTATTGCTGGTATCATTGCGATAGTTGTGGCGTTGATGTCAAAACTTGGATTACTTAAACCAGTACTAAAAGCAATCGGTAGTTTTTTTAGTGCAATCGGAGACGCTATCGAGGTTGTTATTCAATCAATAAAAGATTTTTTAGATTGGATAGGACTTACTTCATTTGCAGAAGAAGAAGCAGCTGAAGCATCAGTAAAAGCACAAGAGAAAAGAGCAGAAGCGTACAGAGAAGCTGCTAATAAAAGAGTAGCTGCTATCGACCAAGAAATTAGAATGGCTCAATTAGAAGGTAAAAACACTTACTATTTAGAACTTGAAAAACAACGTTTGATTAAAGCGACTGCTTATGAATATGCAAAGAGTTTAAGTGCAAGAATTAAATTAATGGTGAAGTCAGGAGATTACGACCAAAAAGAAGTTCAAGACTTACAAGCTAAATTAAAAGAACAACGTGCTTTGATCACTACTTCAGGGAATGAGATTTCTTACATTAAGAAAAAACACCAAGTAGAAGACAAACAAAAAGAAGACGAAGCACACAAGAAAAGTGTTGAAGCTGGAAAAGAAGCAAACAAGAAAAGAATCGAAGCACAAAAGGAATATGCAAAGAATCGTATCGAAGTTGCTCGAATGATTGAAGATGCAAACATCGCTTTAATGCAAGAGGGCGAAGCAAAAGAAATCGCTACAATAAATTTAAAGTACAAACGTGTAATTGAAGAAACTGAAAAGAATTTAAAATACACAGATGCCGAAAGAAAAATCATTGTTAAGCAACTTGCAGACCAACAGGCTCAAGAACTTGACAAAATAGAAGCTGACAAAAAGGCGAAAGAAGATGCAAGAAGACAAGAAGCAATTGTAAAAGAACAAGAAACTTACAACGAGTTTTTAGCACGTTACGAAGCACAACAAACAGCGATTGAAGATGCACAACTTACAGCTGAAGAAAAAGAAGTAAACGCAGTACGTGATAAATACTTTACGCTATTAACTGAAGCTCAAAAATACGGAGAAGATACAAAAGCGATTGAAGAACAAATTGCAAAAGAAACTGCTGACATTCAAAAGAAGTATGCTTTGCAAAGTATCGAACAAGCTAAAAATAAACGTGATGCACTTTTAAATTTTGCTACTGATGTAAACGAAGGTGTTAAGCAACTTGGAAACATATTCATAAACGACCAAAAGAAGTTAGAGAAATTCCAAAAAGCAAGTGCTTTAGTTCAAATAGCAATCGACACAGCGAAAGCGATTAGTTCACTCGTTGCAACGTCTCAAGCAAATCCATTAAACGCTGTCACGGGTGGAGCTGCGGGGATAGCACAATATGCTTCGGGTATCGTTCAAATATTAACTAATGTTGCAAAAGCTAAAGCGTTATTAAGCAATCCAAGTGCTTCGGCTTCGGGTAGCGGTGGTGCTTCAGCAAGTCCGACAAGTTCTTCAAGTGTAACGCCTACCGTACAAATGTTTGGGCAAGGTAACAACGCTAACAACCTTACAAGCGGTCAAACGGGCGGGCAACAAATACAAATACAAGCAGTTGTTTCTGAAACTGAGATAACAGCGACACAAAATAAAATGAAAATTATTGATTTAGGTTCTTCGTTATGACAAGTTACACAACACTATTAAATAAGATTGACGCATTTTGTCAACAACACTTGCAAATCAAAAAGAACGCAGGTGAGTTTAAAGAACAAATGCCAAACTTTAGTACAATGGATGAAAAATATCCGTTGGTTTTTTACGTTCCAATTAGTCAAACAATGGGCGATTTTACGAATGTATTTAACTTGGATATTTATTGCGTTGACATCATTCAAAAAGACCGTGCAAACATAAATACTATTTTAAGCGATACAAACTTAATTTTAAATGACTTATATTTGTACTTTAGTCAAGGGTCTGATTTAAGTATCGATGCACTTACACCAAGTTTAACACCACTAAATAATTTTGATTTAGATTACGTTGCTGGGTGGGTAATGAATATTACTTTCGAAGTTGATCAATACTGCGTTGAAGATATACCATTTGAAATAGGAGATTAAACATGGCAACATTCAAAGTTAAATACGCTACACGTAATAAGTTAGCAAGGTCATTACAGCAAGAGATTAGGGCTTTAGGTTTAGTTGATACTGGAGCGTTATACGAATCAGTTAGGATTTCAGCAATGACAGGAACTGAATTGAACGTAATTAACATGACTATTAACGCTTTGTTTTACTATTTATTTTTAGACGAAGGAACGAGTAGAGGGATACCGCCTTATTCTATTACTGACAAATGGTTAAGACGTAGCGATGTACAACAGATACTTGCAGAAATTACTCAAGAGTATGTTGCTTGGCAATTCCAACAATACCCACTTTTAGAAATGGCTAAGCTATTAAACAATCCGAAAGTTAGTATTCAGTTCAATTGGATTGACAGTCCTTATCCTGACTTACCAACAGCACCAATGATGCCGTTTTAAATACCGTAGGTTTTCTTCATTGATAACATATTAAACACTAAGATAACAGGCAGGTCGGTCATTTGGTCGACCTTTGTTATGTCCCCACCGCACAAATCGTATATCAAACGCTCCCAACTAAAAGCAGATAGTTTCTTTTCTTCTTCTTCGGCTTTAATATCTTCGGGGTCAAGTTCCAAATCTTCAGCTTCTTCGCTTTCAATGATTGGATTAAATAGATTTTCGTATGTTTTATAGAAGTTTTCTTTAAACTTTACGAACTCTACAACAGCACCAAAGCAATCGTTAATACAAACATCACTAAACAACTGTTTTCGTTCGTCTAAGTCAAAGGTCAAAGGCTCAAAAACACGGTTACTCCATTCATTATGATTAAATTTTCGGTATAAAATGCTTAGAATCTTGTTAAAGTTTTCTGCTTCATTCTCAAATAGGTAGTTTAAGTCGATAAATTCCCCAAGTGTGTACCATGATTTGAAGTGTAAACCATTAATGACTTGCTTAAATTTAAGAGAAGGCGGTTGTTTATACCATGAATACTGTTTACTAAAGTCTTTGAACTCGTTAATGTCCATGTCATTTAGTTCTTCGGTATCAATATCCGCAACGATTGAGAGCCTTTCAATCTCAGCATCAAAGTTGGAATCAAAGGGGACTTTATCCAATCCCCTAAGTTCCATGTAAGTTGCTACCGTGATATTATTCCACGCTATCATCCTCAAGATTTTCAACTGTTTCAGTCAATTTCTTTGCAACGTGCCAAACAATCGGAAGTGCGATGTTAGCTTTCAACTCACTAAACAATTTTGCTTTGTGTTTGATGTGTGCGTTTTCGTAATGTTCGGCGTTTGTTAAGTCAGTACGTTTATAAACCACAGCCAACATATCAGCAATGTAATGGTAAGGCTTTTCAGATACTGCTTTTTCAATCTTTTTTAAATCCTTAATTGAAATCTTAAACTCAGTCTCAAATGCTTTGTAAGTGTACCCGTCAATCTCTAAAGTTTGTACGATTTCGGTATCCTTGTTTTCAGCACTATTAAACTCTTTGATTACTTCTTTGAATTGGTTAAAATCCATGTCGTCAATCTCGGATTCAATCGCTCCTAAACTTTCAAAGATTTGATACCACTTTTCAATCGGTTCGATTTGTTGTGCAAGTATCTCGTTTACTTTCGAGAATTGTTTAACTGTTAACTCACTACTCAAGTTAGGCAGTTCCTTAGTTCCTAATTTTATCATATATAAATTTTCTTCAAATATACAAATTTTTGAACATAATAGTTCTATTTAACATAATAGTGCATGAATGAATTACCATTATTTAAGATAACTATCGACCCTGAATACTCTGAAGGGCAAGATTTAGGTATCGAAATGATTGCTTTTACTTCTAAACCTGCTGTTAAAGTCAAAGGTATGGCGTTCAATTCTCAAGAAAAACTTTACTTCGCTGACAATACAAAGATGCGTATCGTTGCACCTGCTATGATTCCGATGGAGATTTATAGAAATGACGAGGGCGATGAGTACTTTGTTGAATTTACTGCTGAAGAAATCGAAAAGATACACGCAAAATTCATGTCGAACTTATCTAATAAAGATGTGTTTAACATTGAACATGATGCGGAAAATAAAGTTCCTGCTTACGTTCTTGAAGCATGGATAGTTGAAGACCCAAACACGGATAAAGCAAAAGCGTTCAATATTGATGTACCAAAAGGAACGTTAATGTTAACCGCTCAAGTAACAGATGAGGCTTACTATAACGAGTTAGTTTCAAATGGTCAAGTAGGTTTTTCAATCGAGGGATTCTTGGGAATGAAGTTAAGCGAAATCGAGCAACAATTTAAAACAAATATAGACATGATGTTACCAGATGGAGAGCATTTAATCGAAGGCAAAATCTACGTTGTTAAAGACGGAGCGATTGTTGAGGTTATGGATGCACCAACCGAAGAGGTTGTGATGGAGACTGAAGTAGTTGAAGAAGAAGTAAAAGAAGAAGAAATGGCAACTGAAGAAGTTGTTGAGGAAGAAGTCGCTACTGAAGAAGTTGCAATGGCTGTTGACCCAACTGCTGATGCTGAAGCAATTTTAGCTATCGTTACACCTTTGATTGACGAAAAAGTAAACGAATTATTGCAAGTGATTGCAGAAATTAAAAACATGGTTGAAGCGAAACCAGAAGAAGAAATTGAAGTTGAATTAAAAGAAACTAAACTTTCACACCACGAACGCTTTGCAAAATTTGTAGAATCTAATAAATAAAAAAAAGATGAATCGTAAATTAAAATTTGACTTGGATATCGAAACAAATGCTTTGTTGTGTCCAAATCCTAACGAGTTTTATTCTCGTGCTTACATTACTGAAGACGTAGTTGATAACTACCGTACATTGCCAGGTATCAAATCTGCTACTAAATTGGCTAACGTTACTTTTGATGACTTATTGAAAGCGTCAACTTGTAACTTCTCCGCTCCTACTGATTCTTTAGATGCTGTTGATATTGACGTTTGTGCTTTATCTGCAATGGCTCAAATCTGTCAGTTCGACATCGAGCAATCATTCTTGTCTTTACAAATGGCTCAAGGGTCAAATGGTGACTTCACAGTAGCTTCTTTCATGAACTACTACTGGAATGAAATGTCATTGAAAATTCAAGAAGAAGTTGAATTAATCCGTTGGCAAGGTGACACTACAAGTTTAGACCCAGTTCTTGCTTTGTGTAATGGTTACTTGAAAGGATTGTTAGCTGACGCTACTGTTGTTGATGTTGCAAACACTACTGTAACAGTTACAAACGTATTAGCTGAGATGACTAAAGTTGTTGTTGCTTTACCAGCACGTGTACAACGCAGAAAATCTGAGTTACGTTTCTTCGTATCTTCTAACGTTGCTACTGCATACGAAATCGCAGCTGCTTCAGGAAACACTCAAACTTACGTTACTACACCTTTAGCGTTGACTTTCTTAGGTATCAAATTAGTTGTTGCTGAAGGATTGCCTAACGATACTATGGTATTGACACGTAAAGAAAACCTTATCTATGCATTCGATGCTGAAGGTGATGCTAAAGCGTTGAAAGCAGTTAACTTATCTGATACAGTTGCTGAGCCGTACTTACGTACTCGTGCTAACTTGAAAGTTGGATTCAAACACGTTAACGGTGCTGAAATCGTTCTTTATTCATAAGAATATATATTAACTTAAAAAACGGGAGGGCGGTTAATTCTTCCCTCCTTTTTTTATAAATTTTAAACACTATGTCATGTTCAACACTTACGGCAATTACAAAAGGTTGCGATAATAACATCGGAGGAATTACAGCTATCTATATCAATGATATGGATAACATTACTTCGACTACTGAGGACACAGCTACATGGATGATCGATGCTCAAGCGGTATCTACTCCATACGAAGCTTTTGAGTTCCGTAGAAACACAGGAAACTTCACAGAGGATTCAGCTATTGATTTAGCAAATGGTTCTTCTTTCGTTACAGGAACTATCACTTTGATGTTCCATAGACGTGAGGCTTCAAAATCAAAAGCAATTAAAATTCTTGGCGAAGGTCAAAGAGATTTAGCTGTTATCGTAAAAGATGCAAACGGTAAATATTGGTATTTTCCAATGGCTCAATTAACAGCAACGGGCGAAGGTTCGGGAACTGCTAAAGCTGATGGTTCTAAATACTCAGTTACATTCGTAGCAGAAAACGAATTTTTAGCTAAAGAAGTTGACGCTTCTATTATCGCAGGATTACTTTAATCTTACTTTGTAAATGAAAAGGGGTGCTTTAATTAGTATCCCTTTTTTTATTGTTTGAACTTTTTATAGTTTATTTCATTATAGTCATGATTTACATTGAGAAAGACATTCTAAATACAATCGTTTTGACACTTACTGAAAGCAGTACTTTGTCAAATCCTTACTACATTTTCAAGTTTGAGAATGAATTTAATACAGCAACAGAACCAATTTACTTTTATACACCTGACATTTCAACTTCAAAAACACGATACAATAAATTTGAGTTAACTGAGGGAACAGATGAAACGTTTATAATTGGTCAATACAAGTACGAAGTTTTCGAAAGTGCAACCGTTCCAAATTTAAGTTTACCAAATCCTGTTAGTGGATTACACTTAGTCGAAGAAGGTCGCATGGTAGTTGATGGAGTTTTAACAAATAGCATATACGAATGAAATTTTTAGGTTTAAATATCGGAAAAGACAAAGGTCTTGAGGTTAAAGAGGGTTATCAATCTTTTTCAAGTCCATTCATGAACGTAGGCGAGGGCAACTTATCGCTTCCTTACGTGAATCCAAGACAACAAACAAACGGATATATTCGCTTTGGAGTAGATAACCTTTACCCGCAGTTAATTAACCAGCTTTATTACACTTCGCCTTTACATAGTGCTATTGTTGACTTTAAAGTTAATGCTACTATCGGAGGAGGTTATGAATTAAAGGTCGATGCTAATGCTTCAGCAATGGAAAAGGTCGATGTTTACTCGTTTGAAAAGCGAATTAAATTAGACCGTGTTTTAGAAGCGTTGACTAAAGACGATGTGATGCACAACCGTGTGTATTTTAAGCTACGTTTCAACGAGATAGGGGACTTAATTGAAATCAAACACGTAGGAGCTGAGAAAGTACGTAAAGACAAATTTGGAACTGCTTACTTTTTATGCTACGATTGGAGTTCACAAATAGACATTGAGACTATTTATCCTTACGATGTACGTAAATTCCAAAAGGAGTGCCTATATATTTACGAAAAGCAATGCGTAGGTCAAGATGTTTATCCTTTACCAAGCTATACAAGTGCATTTAACTGGGCGTTCTTGGATGGCGAAATGTCTTACTTGCAAAAGTCAAATATATTAAACTCAATTTTCCCTTCATTTGCTATTTTATTCCCTAAGAAACCACAATCTGAAGAAGAAAAAAACGCAATTAGAAAAACAGTTGAACAAGGTAAGGGAGCAAGAAATGGCGGTAAAACTTTAGCGTTCTTTGCTAATGCAAAAGACCAACTTCCAGAAATTCAAGCGATACCAACTAACGCAAACGATAACCTATTCCAAACGACAACTGAAAGCATTGATAGCAAAATCTGTCAAGCACACACAATCGACCCTATTTTGATGGGTATTCGTGTGAGTGGTAAACTTGGTTCGGGTTCTGACATTAAACAGTCTTACATTATATTTGAAAAGAACGTAATTATCCCACAAAAAAACCGTATCGAAAGAATCGTTAACGAATTGTTTAAAATTGGTAAAGTTAAAGCTACATTCTCTTTAAAATCTTTTGCTATTATCAACGAAACAATTGTTGAACTTGAGGGAAGTGGAAAAGCTACAACAGACGCTCTTAATTCTATGTCTCCTTTGGTTGCTACAAAAGTACTTGAATCAATGACTGAAAATGAAGTACGTGCGTTGGCAAGTTTACCACCTGTTGAAGGCGGGGATAAAACCAAATCACAAATTGCAGTCGAAACAGCTACAACAATCACACAAACACCAGTACAATGATTTACTTTATTACTGAAGCATACTTAAAAACTCAAACACCGATAACAGCAAATGTCGATGTTAAGGATGTAACGCCATATATTAAAACTCAAAGTGATTTAAGAGTACAACCAATTCTCGGAACGTACTTCTATAAATATTTACTTGGAAAATACAACGCTCAAACGCTTTCAACTGATGAGGTCGAACTTGTTGAATACATCCAACCAATTGTAGCGTGGCGTTCTGCTGAAGATGCTGTTTTCGGTTTATCGTACCAACTTAAAAACAAAGGTTTGCAAGTTCAAAACGGGGACTATTCCAATTCAGTTACAAAGTCGGAGGTTATATTTGCTCAAGATCACTACGCACAAAAGGCTTCATTTTACGAGGCTCGTTTGGTTAACTTCTTGAAAGCAAACAAAAGTTTATATCCTCAATTTACTGATAAGCTAAACACGGATAGCGATATTAAACCAACAAGAAGCGTTGATAATGGTTATGACGATTTTATGATAATGTTTTAAGAGAATGAAGTCATTTGTTGCAACCTATTATACTTATTTTTTACAGGCTATTATAATCTTCTTTGCACCAATTAAGGGAATTATAATACTTGTTGCTTTATCGACTATTTTAGACACTTGCTTTGGTATATGGAAAGCAAAAAAACTAAAAGAAAAAGTAAATTCAAAAACTTTTAGACATGGATTTGTCCCTAAAGTTATGAGTTATGTAGGTGCTACTATGTTAGTGTATGCTTCCGATTACTTTATTGTAAACGAGCTTACAAAAATGGCGGTATCAGTAGAGTTTTTATTTACTAAATTAATTGCACTTGTATTAATGTCGATTGAGGTTAAGTCAATGGATGAATCATTCCAAAAGGTTAAAGGCTATTCGTTTTTAAATCGTATTATTGAAATGGTAATCAAAGCTAAAAATATCAAAAAAGAAATATGACAACAAAAGGAAACTTCCCGCACTTAGACGTTGCTAAACTTATAATATTTATAGTTTTTTCTGCTATCGTTTACGGGTTTCTTTTCAGTTGTACACCTGAATACCACTTAAATAAGTACTATAAAAAAGGCGGTGTTTCAATCAACACATCGGACACACTTACTTACTATCACAAAGATTCGGTTTTAATCCGAACTAAAGACACTACGTTTTTTCAGTATTATTATACCCAAAAAGATACAATCATTAAACAAAACGTATTTTTATACCCGAAAACACGCTTTAATCAAAGACTTGAATTAAGACGATTTAAAGACAGTTTAAAATACGAGTTAAGCAAATATACTGATTCACTACGATATGCCCTTAGAACGCATAAAATCAACGTTAAACACGATTCTAAAGTACAAGTATCAAAACAGAAAACAGAACGTAAGAAAAACAAAGGTATTTTAGTACCTTTAGTTATACTGTTTTTATTGCTTATTATAGTAATTGCTTTTCGATTCAAATAAAAAGCGTATCTTTCACGCAAAATTTATAAACTATGGCTAAAATTAGACCACGAATTACAAGTGAGGAGTTCGAGATAGTTCAGCAGTATAGAGCAATCAAAGAGGAATCGAATGAAATGGGTATCGACCACCAAGACGTTAAACACGGTTGGTTAAAATCAAAAAACGCAAGTCTTTTCTTTGCTAATCCTGACTTTAAAAACAAGAATCACAAAGATTTTGAAATACTTAAACAAGGTATTGTTGAAATTGTAAAGGATTCAGCTCCTAAATATCCCGAGATAAAACGCAACAAATGTGAAGACGGTCATTTATTAGTCATTGACATTGCAGATTTACACATCGGAAAGTTAAGTTCCGTCTTTGAAACGGGCGAAGAATACAACCAAGAAATAGCAGTACAAAGAGCCAAAGAAGGTATGCAAGGAATTTTAGATAAGTCAAAAGGCTTTGAGATTGACATGATTCTTTTTGTGGCTGGTAACGATATACTACACACAGACAACACACGATCAACAACAACAGGCGGTACACCACAAGACACAGATGGAATGTGGTACGAAAACTTCTTAAAAGCGAAACAACTTTACATCGAGTTATTAGAAAGTTTAATGTCAATTGCTGAAGTGCGGGTAATGTACAATCCGAGCAACCACGATTTTACACACGGGTTTTTCCTTATGCAATTAATCGAGGCATACTTTACCAACTGTAAACACATTTCATTTGATGTTAATTTAAGACATCGCAAAGCGTATAAGTATTACAATAACCTAATCGGCACAACACACGGAGACGGTGCAAAGACGGACAATCTTCCTATTTTATTAGCTACTGAGTTTCCTTTGATGTGGTCAACTACTGAAAGACGCTATATATATTCGCATCATTTACATCATAAAGTTGCAAAGGATTATATCGGAGTAACGTTTGAAGCATTACGAAGCCCAAGCGGTACGGATTCTTGGCATCATAAAAAAGGTTTTCAGCATTCACCAAAAGCAGTTGAAGGTTTTGTACATCACAAAGTACATGGACAAGTTGCACGTATAACACACAATTTTTAAGATATGAATTTAAGTAAGCACGTAACAGTTAACGAGTTTTGTTTTAGCCCAACTGCAATAAGAG